ATGCGGGCGGTACCGGGGACTGGCATTTAAGTCAGGGGAAGCTTGATAAGTTACGGGAGATCTGCCGTGATTTGGGACGCAATAACCCGTTGGTCAAAGGGATATTTCGCAAGCTGGCCACGAAGATAATAGGGACGTCCACGAAGATTCAGGCCAGGACCGAGGATAAGGGATGGAATCAGGCGGCCGAACAGCTCTGGAAGGAAGAAATGGTCAACGTGCCCTGCGACGTGACCGGCAGGTTCAACATTCACGCGTACCTGAAAAAAATGTATTATACTTATTGCAGGGATGGGGACATGTTTACGATTTTTGCCGATGAGGGGATTCAGGCAATCGAGGGAGATCAGGTGGGCACGCCTTACGGCAAAAAGGAAGCTAAGCATTTCGAGGTAGTCAATGGTGTGGCGGTAAGCAAAAAGACAAAGAAAGTCATCGGATATTATATCGGCAAGCCGAACAAGTGGGGCTATATCGCAAATGAATCCACTCAGAAATATACCGCCGACGTGGTCTATCATGCCTTTATCCCAGATAGTTTCAGCAGTTCACGCGGTGAGCCGATTTTGGTTAGTGCAGTCGATATGATTGATAAGCTGTTCGGCTACATCGATGCCGAGCTGGTGGCCGCGAAGATCAATGCCTGTTTTCCGATGATGATTACGACCAAGGACTCGAGTGGTGCGGGGCCGCCTTATACCGGAGGCGTAAGCTCGAGCGGTAAAGATGAGGGTGATCGACAGCTCGAAAAGATAGATCCCGGTATGATCTGGCATGGTGGGCTGGGAGAAAAGGCTGATGCGATAGGAGCGGCCCGGCCGGTATCGGCTTTTGATCCGTTTATTTTGCGTATCATGATGATCATCGGCCAGCCTGTGGGCCTTCCGCTTATGCTGGTGACAGGTGACTTCGCCGGTGCGACTTTTATGAATTCGCGAGTTGCCTATCAGGAAGCCCGAGACGTTTGGCTTGATGAGCAGGAGCTGGTTATAAAGCCCTTTGTCAGACGGCTGTGGATGTTGAAACTGCAGCAGTGGATTGAGCGGAAAGAATTGTCGAAACGTGATGACTGGAACCATTATGAAATCCTGTGCAAAAGATGGCCCTACGTAGATCCTTTCAAGGAAGCCAAGGCCGATGAGGTGCAGCTAAGGAACGGAACTACCACACGCACAACGATTTGTGCTCGGCAAGGACATGATTTTAAGGACCTTACCGACCAGAGAGCCAAGGAGGAGAAATATCTCGAAGACAAAAAGATTGTCCTGGTGCCATCGAAACCGGAAAAACCGGCAGCTTAACCATGTTTTATTTTAGAAAGGCGATGTAATGTTGTGGCTTGCACTCAGACGCGGATCAGTTACAATTCGTTTTCATAGAAAAGCAAGTATGCCACGTCCATTTGGAAAAAGCAAAACATTTTTTAAGGAGATATATTATTCCTTACGAAAATGAGCACAGCGCGCGCCTCCGAAATCCGAAGGACTTCGATCCAAAAAGTTTTAGAAGGACTAACGGCGGAACGATTTACGGCAAGATCAAAGTACCCGGGACAATTGCCATCATTTGGGCCAAGCTCAAGGGCAAAGCTAAGCCATCTAATCCTCCCTTGCCACAATCCCTTCGTTTTTTGATAAAAAGCTGGACAGCAGACAGAGCAAAGAAGTGGCTCAAGGATAACAAGGTCAAATATATTCGCTTCGAGCCGGCCAAGAAAGAAAAATCAAAAGCTTCGTTTGCAAAAAAGAAATATACCTGTGAATGCATCAAATGCAGCTACGTTATGGAAAGTGATAAACATTGTAAGGATATTAAATGTCCGAAATGTGGTGGGCAAATGAGAAGGAAAGAACGACCCGGCCCGGGACAACCGGCAAAGAAAAGTTCGATGTCAAACAATACGGCACCAATCAAGGCATGTATATTTAACGATAATGCCCAGGTGACTTTCGCCCAGGATGATGGCGAGAAAAAAGACGATCATTTCCGGATAGTCGGCTATTCCGGGGGGATCATGGAAAATCACTGGTTCTGGGGTAACATAGCATTTGATTTAAAAGGCATGAAATTTAAAAAGAATCGCACGCCGGTCCTCGCTGAGCATTTCAGAGATGTCCGGATCGGTTTTACGACTAAGCAGGAGATTACCGATAAGGTGATTGTCGAAGGACCGTTCCTCGATAATGCAAATGCTCAACAACTCAAGGACGATATGAAAAAAGGTTTTCCGATGGAGGCATCTTTGTTTGTGCCGGCCGTGGTAGTTGAACAAGTTAAGGAAGGTACAAGCGTCAAGGTAAACGGGCATACCTTGAAGGGCCCGGGGGCTGTTTTTCGACAATGTTTCATCAAGGAAGTGAGCATGTGCGTTTTTGGTTTGGACAGCAGAACGAAGTCATTAGCGTATGCTGATGAAGATAATCAAAATGTCAAGTTCAATTTAATTCAGGAGAACAATATTATGGCTGAAGAAACGACAATAATTGAAATCGAAGGTGTTGAGAGTTTTGCCGCCCTGTATCCGGAGTTGCATTCAGAAGTATTTGCAGCCGGCAAAACAGAAGGAATTGCTGAGGGAATTACCGAGGGCAAGAATGCTGAGCGGGCTTTGTTTGCAGAGCTCAAGGAGTCCTGTGGTGATGACCATGAGCTGCTGGCCCAATGTTTTAGTGAGGGTAAAACGGCAGCCGAGGCTATGAAACTTCGCGCTGAAAAGCTCGGGCAGGAAAATACCAAGCTGACCGAACAGGTCACGGACCTTCAGAAGAAAAGAAAGTCAGTGGACCCTGCCGATCTTGAGTTCTCCGATACTGCCACATCGCCTGGTGGTGGGGAGGAAGGCAAAGACAAAAATGAGGAAGCGCTGAAGCGGGAATTTGCCGAATCCAAAGATCTGCAGGCTGAATACGGTAATGATGTCAATGCATATATCGCATTCAAGAAAGCAGATGCGGACGGCAATGTACGAATAGCACATCAAGCATGACATGAATTATGTGTTCATTGTTCATCGAAAAACTACGAACAACGAACTATGAACAGAGTTGTATTAACGATTGAGTAAATGAGGTGGTCAAATGGCGAAAAAAGAGAACGTCCAGGAAGCCGGAAAATCTGCAGCCGGCAAGAAGGGATCCGAAACACCTGCAGATGACAATCAAGAGTCCACAACAATAGAAATTCAGACGGTGGAGGATTTGGAGGCATGTTATCCGGATCTGGTCTCTGAGATAAGAGATGAGGTAATCGAACAAATTCAGAAAAAGAGCGGTCCAAATCTGAACGTGCCCGGTTTTTTACTCGAAGTCGATGATCCGGTTGCCGCGGGCACGTTGCGGGCCTATCGGAAACTGAAAGGACTCTCTGACCTGCGGCTGCCATATGTTTTGCCCTTTAAAGACAAAGCGACGAAGGCTGCCCTGGATAATTATATCCTGCGGGCGGAAGGCAGCGGCAATTATGAAAGGGCTGAAGCCGCACAGAAGGCAATGGAAAAGATAAAGTAAATATTGAGTTTCGGAACCGGTACCGAGATTTGAACAATGAACGTGACATAATGTTTTTTAGGAGATAGTCAAATGTCAACTTTAGATGCGGACAGCCCGCAGGTCCTGGTGACGGGCGATATGAATGCGATTGGTTGTGTCGCCGCCGATATCGTCTACGAAGGCGCTATGGTCGGCGATAACGGAGCCGGTTACGGCAGGCCCCTGGTGGCGGGTGATAAATTTCTCGGTCATAACATTTTTAAGGTGGACAACGCTACGCCCGCCGGTGCGGCCGGGGACAAAAATCTAAGGCTCCGGACGGGCGTGTATCGTATGATATGCTCGCTGGTCGGGCTGATTACCGACGTGGGCCAGCCGGTTTACGCATCCGATGACCAGGTGCTTACTTTCGACGGAGCGGTCAATAGTTACGTGGGCCGGATATCGCGTTACGTATCGGCAACCAAGATGGAGGTCGAGTTCGTAACCTGCGGGCTCGATGAATTCGGTGCTAATCCCAACCGGGTGACCAAGGTCGATGACTATACGACCGTGGATACCGATAACGGCAAGATCATTTATCTCGGTGTCAATGCCAAGACCATCACGCTTATCGCTACGGTATTGGGCTATAAAATCACCGTGGTAAACGGTGCGGGTTTGGGAGTCGCAGGAATCATAGTCGATTTTAACGCGCTCGATAAGAGTCTCGGCGGCTGCGGCCTGGCTGCCGGCGGCGATGGGGCGGCGATTACCAATACCAAGGAGACCG